ACCAAACTGTGAACTATTAAAATCATGAAGCTCTTGTGTGTTCATATCTGAAAGAACATCTTGCATATATTGTGTTCTTTTCTGTACACTATAAGGATCTTGTGAATAAGCTTTTATATCATACATACGTTCAGCTATACCGTTTACAACTATGTCTACAAATTTAGGTATAATAGGTACTGGTGTCCAATCTAAATTAAGATAAGATAAATCACCGTTTATAGACAATTCATCTTTATATTTTTTTATTGATTGCTCTCCCCTAGCATATAACCTAAGTTTATGAAATTCTGTTTGGTTACCAAAAAATCTGTTAGTACCAGAATCTCTTTTAAACCACTCGCTTTCAATTGCTTTAGCAACTTTCAAACCGTAGTCTTTACTCACTTTCTCTAAATCGCTAGCGACTTGACTTGGAAAAGAACTTTTAACAACTGACTCAGCCATATTAATTTTCTATTAATTTTGATTGTATGCCAGATTGTTTGTATCTAGCAAAACTTATATTTACTTTTTGTTTTTCTACTTTAGCGTTGGGAGCATATAAATGTCTATTACAACCCATTATAGCTAAACCAGAGCTTATTGATGCATCGAACTTAGTTCTGTTATTTATATCAAACTTAGACCAATCACTTAGCAGTTCATTAAAATAAACTGTTCCATGAGTTCCATCACCTTTCATTCCAACGTGGTCTTGTATGTACATTTCTATAGCTGCTGCATGTGATTGTTTTATATCTTCACTAGAGTTTGGTATACCACCAACTTCTTTTTCTGCTACAGATAACTTGTTCCATACTTTATCTGGTCTGTTCATTGAGTAACCTCTATATCCTCTTCTTCTTAAATAATATAATAAACGAGGTTTATTGTTCTCTGCTAATATTGGCATACCATAAAAAACTAATGCCATTAAAACATCTTCAAAGAATATCTCTGCGGTTTGTGGTCTTGCGATGTATTCTAAGAAGAAGTGGTTAGCTGGTGCATCTTCCATACTGAATTTAGTTAAACCATGTAGTGAACCTTTAGATCCTTTACCGTCAACTGTACCAGATATATCATAACTATCACAACCAAAAACACCCATATGCTCGTTACCAGGTTTTTTAAGACCATTTTTAACAATAACATTGTTTTGCAAATGAGAAGGTGGCGTCCAACTTAACTTGAATCTACCGTTTTTGTCAGGATAAAATATGACTTTGCTATCTTTAACACCATTAGCCCACTGAAAATTACCAGTAGTTATAGTGTTTATGTAGTTTGTTTCTTCGTTGTAATCAATTTGCTCGTATATCTTAGCTAAATTAAATATACTATTTTTTGTTTCATCTCTAAAAGCATGCTCTTCAGTACGTGGAAACTGTCTATAAAACTCATTTAAAGCATCTCCGTCATCTTTTAATCCATCTACTTCGTTTTGCCAATGCTCTAATATTCCTATGTCTATAGTCTCGCCATAAGGTCCAACCTTTTCTGTTTCAGGTGTGTCAAATACAGGTATTCCATTAGAGTCAATGAAGCCTTCGTAGTTCCATTCCATAGGTATGAATAAAGAATATAATCCCGAGCTTGTCTGTCCATTGCGGTTTCTTTTTGTGACATCTGAATTTTTATATAGTTTCTTAAAATTATCACCACCTTTGTCTAAAGCGTTTGATGTTGATCCCATCATACACTTACCTATTATTCTAGAACCTAATCGTAGTGTTGTTTTTGTAACCCTCCAGTTGTTTAATATATTGTTAGGTCTTTCCCACTTACCACTCTCATCATGTACTAGTAACTTAAGCTTTTCACCATCATAACTGTTGTCTCCTGTGTTCTTCCAATCAATAGTTGTATCTAATCCTTCTAGTTCTTCTGGTTTATCAGAGCTAACGATACTTCTTCTAGTAAGCTTACTCGCTGGTACTCTATATGCAAGCTCTGTTTTTGGACGGTCCATACCGTCTTGTATTGGTTTGAAGAAGAAAGGATAGTTGACGGATATTGGTACAACTTTATCGGTAAACATTTTTTTAGCATCTGGTCCTGATTTTGATAAGATACCGAATCTAGCATCAGATGATATTGTAGCTTGATTGACTGCTTCTCCTGAAGCCATAAAAGAGAATCCTGAACGTCTATTTTTAAGGTAGCACATTCCGTAGCATCTTGTATCTGCTTTGCAAGCTTCCCAGAATATATAGAATAATCTGTTTGCTTCTCTAAAGTCTGGCTGCCCAACATCAATCTTGGACCACTGCAAGTACATATAATGAGTGCCAGTAATATAAGTAGCAATGCCTTTGTTGTAAAACCAAAAACCTTCTTCTCTTTTTTTGAACTCATCTTCTATATAGTCTATATATTTTTTTTTGAAATCATCTGGATAATTCTTCCAATCAAATATAGTTTTTATTCTTTTTAATTCTTTAGGGTAATCAGATACGTCCCAGGTTTTCTTATCAAACTCATGAACATTAGTAGCTTTAGGTAAAGCTATGTTAAAGTTTTGTATGCTATACACTTCGCCGATCTGCCCTGTTTTAGATATAACTACAACATCATGTTCTTTGTTATATCCATACTCCCATTTTTTAGACTTGTTAAGTCTTTTTATGGTATTTATTTTTATAGGTTCTACAACCTTATATAGTGACTGCTCGTACATTATTTAGATCTTCTTTCTGCAAATCCACCAAAAGAAGTTTCTTCAACCTCTTCTTTGACTACATTGTTAAGCATGTCTTCTTCCTCTTGTATTCTGTTAAGTATTTCAAAAGCATCAAATATAGCTAGCTTTTTTGTTGCAGCAGCATTCTTTAGTCTATCAGCAGATATATCTTCTCCTGAATCTACAATTTTTTCACCAGCTACTTTTATTAACTCCTCAACTGCTTTATGTCCAGCTTGGATTATACTCTTTTTCGTCTCCTTGATGTTCATACTTTATAGTTAGTGATTGAGACCTAACTCTATATAATCTTTCGTCGTTTATTACAAACTCATATTCACTACCTGGTGTAAAACCAACTAGATCACCTTTATTTATAATATTGTTAAATGTTTCGTCTAGAAACTTAACAATACCTATACTAGGCTTTTCTTTATTAAGATTAAAAATATTATTAGATTCAATAGGTTTAACAAATGAATAACCTCTAGGAGCTTTCCACTCGTTTTTATTTTTATATAAAAAGATTTGGTCAAAAGAACATAGATAATTTTTATCATCTATATAGCTTTTGCCGTTTTTTTCTACACCTCTAACATCGTGATACCTTCTAAATACATTATGGTGAACAACAACTTGATCACCTACTCTAATATTAGTGTCACCCATAGTAGGTAAGCTTTTAACGATACCTAGTCTATTTACGCTTTGATGTGTAAATATTTGTGTGTTTAGTATTAAATCAACACCATTTATGTTTTTACTATTGTTGTATCTATCACCAAGTGGTTCAACAACAAAGTCAAAAATGCTTTTCATTAATACTCTAGATTATATTCAATAGCTACTGCCATATTTTTATTAAAATCTTTCCAAGGTAAAACCTCTTGTTTTTTCTTAATAAATATACTAAACTTGTCATCTTCTTCTGTTATATGACAAATAGTATGCCCACCGTAGACCTCTTGGCCCACGGCATAATGCATAGCTTCATTTTTATAATCTTTACCAATACTAATCTTTCTTATCAGCTTCATCTTCTGGTAATTCAGATATTGACCCATCTTGAATATTAACAGACACTTTGCCATACTCTTCTTCAAGCTTATCTTGCATGCCTTTTAATTTCACTTGCAGCTCTCCAATTCCTTGAAGCATACCTGCTTTTTGAGTCTCTAATTGACCAATGCTTAATTGAACGTTGTTAATTTGTCCTAGTAAACCTTGTAAGTCTTTTAATTGTTCTTCTGTGATCTTGTCCACTGCTGGAGCTAGATCAATTACTTCTTCTTTTGCCATAATTTAATTTAATTTAAGTTAATTGTTTGTTATACGTCTGTATAACTTTTGTACTTATCGTCTGCTTTTAAAGCTACGTAAGCCTGCTTTACGTGATTCTTTGCTGAGTCAGCTACAGATCCAGTAAAATTAAAACCAAACTCAGTTAGTTGAGAGTTTGGATTAGCGTCTCTAGTTGCTTTATCCTTAAATACTTTCACGCTAACGTTTGATTGAGGCGACTTTGCCCAAACTTCTTCATACACCGCTTCAGTTTTTAAACTACCATCTGGATTATATACAGCTGCAGTTTTTAAATTTTGCGATGAATTAGAGTAGTAGCTGCAGTTAATACCGCCTACTTGCAAGTAAGCATCGCTTAACGCTATGCCTTTAAAATTGAATGCTCCTTTTAATCCCATTGTTTTGTTTTTTTTTAAATTGTTATTCTATGTTTATATTATTACGCTATTTTCACAGTTTTTAACTGTTATATTATTAACAGAGACTTATTTGACCAACTACTCCATTAGAGTCAAC